TTAGTAGCAGCTCCAGTTATGGCTTCATTAAAAATCCTAAAAGTTGCACTAGCTGAAGTATCAGTTACTTGTACATTTAAATTAACTGCACTTCCAGAACCATTATTAATTTGTATTTGTTTTACAATAACAGTAGCATCACTTGGTGCTGAAAACACGTTTATTGTGCCTGTAGAGTTTAAATTTATTCCTTGATTCTTGTATCTAATTGTCATGATATAAACCAGGTAAATGTATCTTGTTCATTTTTTAATTCTTGTTGATAAGAAGTGTTTAACTTATCTTGCATCGTTCGTAAAGACTGATTTATCTGTCTTTGATTTTCCGTAGTATATTCAGGACTAGGTTCAGGAATTACTATATCTACTCTAGCCATTTAATATCCTGAGTGTAATCCACCTATTCCAGATGTTTGTCTAGCTTGTCTAGGTGCAGGTGCTGAAGGTGCAGGTTCAGGAGTAGGGCCTCCTCCTCTGTAAATATCTTGAGCACTTGGTTGCATATTTAAAGTTTTAATAGGAACTGTTTGTATATCGCCTTGAGTATCATTGTTTGTATTTGTTCTGATAGCATTTTTTTGTGCTCTCTTATTAGTTAAGTAATCCGATATACTTAATGATCTACCTGAAAGAGCAGAAGCTATTGCTAAAGGTGCAAACGTATTTGTACCTAAACCTAACAGATCTATTATACCTTTTGATTGAGCATAATTTAAACCTATTTTTTTTCCTGCGTATTCAAGTGCTTTATTTTTAGCAATATTCTTAGCAATATCTTTTAAACTTGATACAGAAGGTATTGTTGATTGTTGGTCTTCAATTAAAGGAGCTATACCTTGCGGTTCTAAAGTATTAGACGGCTTGTAATTTGCAAAATTATCTTGTCCTTGTATACCTGCTAATTGTGCTTGTATTGCTGCTTCTATTGGATCCATTATCCCCTCATTCCATCTGGTTGTACATCTGCTCTAAAAGTTCCAAATCTCCAATTTTCATCAGTAGTTGTGTTTGCAATTTTTAAACTAGCAAATCTAGCTCTTGCTCTTGTATCAACTTTTTGTGTTGATGACGTAACTGTAAATGGTCCTAACGGAGATGATACTTCAGTGTCGCTTGGAAAGTCTCTCAATAAAATAGTTATTGTAGCATTTCCTTGAAGTGTTTTAAAATCAGGAACAAATCTTCTCATACTCATAAATACTTGAGCATTGCCTTCTATGTTTAAACTAAAATCTCCAGATTCAATAAAAGCTGGTATAGCAGTTTTATTACCAGCAGTGTCTACTTCATTAACACCTTTTTCATGTTCAAAATATTTTGTAGATCCATTAATATTTGTAACACCTTGAACTGTAGGAAAAGTAGGTAATCCTGTAGAGTTAAACTCTGTAGCATATGGATTCTCATATAAATTTGCATCTACCCAAGTAGTTCTTGATAAAGATCCTGTTGTCCATGTTCGATCTTGGTAATTATAACAAACATATCTATCGTTGAAATCTGAAGAAGCTTTAGGATAATACCAACATATTTCTTCATACAAATGATTTAAGCCAACATACACTGCTTCACCAGCAAAGTAATTAACTCCTAAATTACTTCCATTTTTAGTTGTGAATACAAAATCTTCTACGGCACAAGGTAGTGATTTAACAGTACCATCGTAAACAAAAAAACCACCTGACTCTCCCATCCAATAAACTATACCATTAACGTATTTCATAGCGTGTTGCCCAATACATCCACAATTTGAACCAACTTGTCTTACAGAAAAAGTAAACGGAGGTCCTACAAATTGCATAACATAAGCAGCATTATCTGTTAAAATAAAAGTATAATCTTTACCTTTGACTGCACCAACTATTTTAGTTCCTGAGTCAAGTCTAAAAGTTCCTGCTGTGTTTACTGATGTAGGTGTATAATCATTAATATTTTCTTGATCAGAAAATCTAATAAACATTTTATCTTGTGTTGATTCATCACCTATAGTTGTTTCTGTACCCATCATTATTAAGTGTCTGTCTCTATCAGAAACTAATGACATTACAGATCTTGTAGGAGCATTTGTTACTAAGGCTGCCCTTGTGTTTAGTGCATTTGCATTTGAATTAATAGGATTCCATGAAAAAGATTTACCATTTTTTATAGTTGCAATAAGAACCTCTCCAAAATTATCTAATGACCATGAAGCAGGATCAGTTGTTAAAGTTTGTGATAAAGACTCTATGCCCCAACCTGTAAAAACTTCAACTCCTGCACCAGTTGAATGTGCCGATTGAGTCCCTGCTGCATTTCTAGTTATTCCTGTTAAATCGTTTGTTGAAATTCCTGTATATGAAATAAATTCTGCACCAACTTTAATTGTTCCTGTTGCTGGAAATCCTGTCGTAGATGTTAAAGTTACAGATGTTCCAGATCCTCCGGTACCTGCACTGTCATTTAACAGAGCACCATTTAATGTACTGAATACTTGTTGTCCACCGCCCCAAAGTCCTGTACCCCAACCAAATCCAAATGTTGAACCTAAGGCTCCAGGTTTAATGTATGGATTAACCGTTGCTGATCCAGATCCGTTGACCGTTGTCCCTGCTGCGCTAGCCATTGTGATTGTAAATTCATCACTGCTTGGGACAGTTACTACTTGAAAAGTATTTGTTGTAAAATTTGCTGCAGTATATCCAGCTCCAGACGGAGGTGTTACAGAGGTAAACGTAAACAAGTCTCCAGGTTCTAATCCGTGAGCAGGTTTGTTTACAGTAACCGTAGCTGATGTATTAACAGTGTCAAAGGTACAACCTGTAAGAGCTGTGCCTAGAGGAGTAATATCAAAAAAAGCTCCTTCATAATAAATCACTAATAGTTTATTTGTTCCTATAGCAGCATATTTTCTACCGTCTAAATCAGCCCAAATAAATTGTTCTCTTGCAGCACCTATTAAAGTGCCTTCTAAAATTTGTTCCCAACCTCCAATTTTTTCTGGTAATCCGTATCTAAATCTAACAAAATCCCCATCAGTCCATTTACCTTCAGCGCCTGTTTGGGTAAGTTGTTTATTGAAACCTGGGGCTATTTGTACTTTTTGTAATGGCATAGCGTATTATACCATGACAATATTAAGAAATCTATTATTGTTCTTTTTCATTGGGATCTTTAAATTGATCCAAATCTAGGTTTCCATGCTTTCTAGCATCACCGTATTTTTCAAGCATAGTATGAAATATAGAAGTAAGAACGTTAGCAAATTTGTATACAGAGTAATTATCCATCTTAAAATGACCCCTAATAACAATAAAAAATATTTCTTTCCAAGAAAATTTAATTTCTAGATGGTTTTTTTTCATTACAAATTTCATATTATGATAATAACCAAGAAGTTAATATGTATTTTTCACCATTTATAGGTGGGTTTCCTCTATGTATATATGGATAACTAGCTGGCCAAATAACAAATCTTCCTTTCTTAGGTTTAATTCTTATCTTTTGTTTTAAGAATTCCGTCTCGCCTGCTTCAAATTCATCATTTAAATATAAAGTATACACTAATGCTCTTTTACATTGTGGTGCTCTGTAAGTCCTTTCAACATGCCAAACATGATAACCTTGTCCTGGAAGTGTTTTTTGTATTTTTTGGTTTCCATGATGAAGCTCAGGTATTTCACAAAATTGATTAAAACCTGTTTCATCTTCATAATCTTGCAAACAATCATTTAATCTAGCTAAGACTTCTTCATTTGCGTCTAACCAAGAGGTACCTCTGTAACACATTAAGGCACTATCGTCTTTTTTAATTTTTGGAGCACCTTCCATTTGTAGTCTATTCATTACAACATTTTTGTCGACATTTAATTCATATAATTTAATTAATTCATCACATACTTTTAAATCAATGTAGTTATCAAATAATCCTATACTATCATTTATATTTTTTTCTTTTACCATTCTACCTCAGCGTTATCTCTTTGTGTGCGTTTGTCATGTTTATAATCTTCATACTTACCATTTTTATCTACGTAATGCAAAAAAGATTGAATGTGATAGTCACCTTTGAAATTTTCTCTGTAGTGTTCTACCTCGCATCCTAAATAAATTGCACCATCTCCAGGTTCAAGTTCGATTGGGTTTCCATCCATGTAAATAGGCCATTTAGTTCCATCACTATCCCACATTAGAGTAATTGAAATTTCACATGAAGGTCTATCTTTATGTTTTTTCAATTCAGCATTAAAGGTGTAAATTCTTGAAAAAGTATAAGTTGGGTGTAACTCTAAACCAGTTTCTTTTTCTATAATATGTTTTTTATTCATTAACAAAGAATCTGTAAATGCATCTGAATTAAAAAAACTATCAGCGTTATTATTTTGAACATCGTCAAATTGTTCCATATTTCTTTTATGGCATAATTTAAAATAGTGCGTACCTAATTTAACTTCATCAGGTGTTAAAAAATTTTTAAGTATTTTATATTTATAATCTCTTATAGTGCCCATGATACAATAGAATATCTAACTCCTTCTGTTACCTCTGAAACTGAATGTGGAAATAAAAAGTTACTTGGCCAAACAACTAATTTTGCTGGAGCAGGATCTATAGTTTTAATTATGTCACCTTTTAGATTATGAAAATTCAAATCTCCTCCTTTGTAATCATTATTTAATAAAAGAATAAAAGATAAAGTTCTTGGATTGTTTGTAAAATGATCACTATGTATTTTATACTTAGCACCTTTTTCATATTTTAATATGTCTATATCTAATATTTGTGATGTCATCGCATCAGGACTTACTTGTTTTCTATACCTTTTTCCCATTTCATTAAAACAAGTAGCAAGTAAATTGCACCAATGAATTTTTGTTAAAGAACAATCATCCCAATCCATTAAAGATGTGGTTTTTACTTTTCTTATAT